AAGATTTATCAATTTTGAAATTGAAGATTAATTAAACTTATCCCCTGTCATTCAAATGACAGGGGATATAGAATAAAAGGTGATAATATATGGATTGCAAAATAAAACAAGCTCGACTTGCGGCTGGTCTGACGCAAGCTGAACTATCAAGACGGTTTGAAATCCCTTTAGGCACTCTCGCCCATTGGGAAAAGGGTGACAGAAAACCGCCTGTTTGGGCGGAAAAGTTACTAATTGACGCAATAAACCGCATAAACGAAAACAAATAAAAAATAGGTGGCACGTAGCCACCTATTTTTTTATTTATCCTATTTATTATACAATCCGCAACGATATTCACGTACAATGGCACGTAAATCCTTGTAGGACAAACCTAAACGGCCATTTTCATCACCCTGTACCGCTCCGCAATCCATAGCCGCCTGCACCGCAGGACGCGCCCACGGTGGCATATTGTCATCATTGAAATCGTATACCATTGTAGTTTGGACTACGTTTACCAACTGTTTGTTGATGTTTTTTAAATCGGCAATTTCCGCCGCCTGTTTTTCGATTAATTCTTTTAATTCTGTATATTGTGACATTGTTAAATCCTCGCTTTCTGTTTCCTGCCCTGTTATTCCTTTGAAAATTGCTTTTGCGAACTCTGCCGCACCAATCTTTTTATATTTTTCTGCGTCGTCCGTATCAACAAAACACACTTCTACAAGCATAGCTTTCGCGTCACTGTGATGTACCACATACAGCTTAGAGCCGTCTTTAATACCTCTGTTTTTAAAACCCAATTCACTTATTGCCTTGCAAGTATTTGTTGCCTCATCAAACTTTTTGCCGCCGTAAGTCCACACCTCTGTACCTTGCCCACCGCCACTGTTAAAGTGAATTGATACAAACAAGTCAAGTGACTGTGAATTTGCCATATCAACTATCTGTTTTAAATTTGAACTTACTGTCGGTGCGTAATCGTTTGTACAGTCATATACTGTATGACCTGCTTTTTTAAGTAAATCTTCAAGTGCATAACCGACATTTCGTGCCTCCACGCTTTCGTCTATGTAGTCTACCGCGCCACAACCAACTTGTCCGCTTACGGTATGTCCACAATTAATTCCAATGCGCATAAATTACCACTCCTTTACCGTCATATTTTTCCACTTCTTGTACGCGTCAAAATATATCTCGTTTTTATCGCCGTTGTATGTAATTTCATAATACATTCCGTCCGATACGGTTGTTGACGCTAATGCTTTAAAATTCTGTAGCGTCTTACAGCTCCAAACGATATATACATCGTCTGCGGTGATTTTCTTACCGTCTGTCACATCAACATTATTGTTAAAATAGTTTGCGATTAATGTTTTTACTGCATTTATAAAAATTTTATCCGTCATATTCAATCACTCCTTTTCGTTATTTACTTCCGGCAATCCCGTCGCAACTGATGTCAGCAACGACAGTACGCCTGCCAATGCCGCCGCTGACGCAACCATTACCCAGTTGACGTCACCCAGTACGGCGGCCGTACCGATTGTCGCAATCGCTGTTTGTGCTACTGTTTTTATTGCACGAATACCCGCGCATTTTAGCCATTCTTTCATTTTAATGTACCTCCTAATTTCTAAAATACTAAAATCCTAACATTTTAACAAAATAACCTATCAAACCGCCCACTATTGCCGTAATAATGGCGGTAACTACCGTTTCGTATCGCTTTGTAGGACGTTTTTCTATTTCGTCTACCCGTGATGTAATATCGTTTACGTCCTCACGCATTGCCTTAGTTTCCGTAGCTATGATGTGGACGCTTTCGGTCAGTTTTTCGATACCGTCAATTCTGTGGTGTGCCGACTTGGTGGACTGCTCTACGGCAGTCAGACGCTCCCACACTTCTTTTTCGTTTTCTGCCTCCATATCAGCCCTCCATAATTTCTTTTTTCTCGTTCTCTGTGATATATCCCGCCTTGACGAATATATCTAAATGTTTTTCTTTGTAAATACCCATTTGATAGTATTTTTTTATCAATGTTTTATTCACCGCCAACACCTGCCTTTAACTCTGCAATCTGTAACATCAGCATTGCGTTGATTTCGTCCTGTGACATTGTTTCGTCACCGTTCATAACAGACTGAACGTGCTGTTTTAATTCTGTCATACTGTTGTATGTTTTCGCCTGTATCTGTTCCAACTGTTCCGCCGTAGGCTGTTCAAATGTTATGTCCGTATGCTGAATTTTTGCGATTTCGACGCCCATATCAAAATTGTCGTCAGTTTCGGCGAATTTATCATTGACAATCCTGCGTTTTATACGCAATATATCCCTATCGGTATGTATTCCGTACACTGTGCCGTCAATTTCAACACCGCGTTCATAAAATTGTGCTGTTCCGTTTTTCATATAAAATTTGTACATAATATCACCACCCTGTCACATTTCCGTCAACAACGCACGTATCGCCGAACGTTCCGATTGATGTTGCGTTTGTCACGTTATTTTTGACTACTGTTTTACCGTCGCTGTATATAATTGAAAAATCTGCATTTGCCGTTACAGACGCCGTTGTCCTAAATATATTATCTGCTATCAGCGTCTGACTGCTGGCTGATATTAGATTACACTGTCCCGACGTAGGGCCTGCGGAAATGTGCATATAATTTCCGCATATAACGGCATAATTTCCGCATTCGATAAAATCGATATATTCGGAATTAATTTTTATAACAGGCATTCTGTTTCCGCTGATTAATGTAATCCCCTTGGTGTATATAAACGGTGTTTTTGTGTTCTGTGTAATTGCTGCAAATTCATTGTCCGAAATTTCGCCATTTATATCGATACTGCAATCAGTAAACGTTTTAAATATATTGCCTACTATTTTTTTGCCTATATCAATACTGCAATTTGTAAAACCGGACATATAATTGTTTACAAATATAACGGTTGACGCCTGTAGCATATATCCTAACGATTGTTCTTTTTGCGTGAAATTCAAAAATTTGTTACCCATAACAAACGAATTGCCTGCGATTTTTATTTCGTATGTCAAATTATTTGCCGGTGCACCTGCGAACGTATCTATGACGTTGTTCAAAAACAGAACGTTGCTCATTTCAAACGTTGATACACCGAATTGATGTGTACTGAATATATCGTAGAATGTACAGGATATTATCTGTGAACTACTTTGCGCTGATAATACTGTCGGATTAACCGTGTCCGCCGTTACAGTGTCCGTGTCCTCTGTAAATTTTACATTTTGCATTTTAGCGCCATCCGGCAAATGGAAAATATACTGTTTTTCAGCAGGATTTGTGTTTTTGAACATAATTGTATCGCACATCGAACCGTCTAACGACATACCGCCCTTCAACGGAATTGCCACACCGTTATTAGTTCCCGTCATTCCGTAACCCGACTTCATATTTGCATTTGTGATAACGCACAATTCACCTACAGGATATATAATACTTTTATACGGCGCGCTATCTATCGCCGCCTGTAATTTTAATTCGTCGTGGTCGCCGTCACACACGACAAATATTTGACTTTTTGCAATGTCTGTAACTGTTTTATCAATTTCGGTGATTTTTGTTGTATTGGCAGTAATTTTTGATGTATTCGCGTTAATATCATCACGTAATACCGCTACACATTCATCATCATAACAAACAGCCGACTGTATTAATGTTTTCTGTTTACACGCATTTCCCGTCGGGTCACCGTTTGTATAAAAGTTATCCGATACAATTCGGAATGAAATTGATTTAATTTCTTTGGTTACAGGGATTTCAATTTTAAATTTTGTTGTTTTATACGTTTCTGATGTACCGTTTATCGTGATTGTTTTATCACCTGTATCGGTTGCTGTGTAATATGACTGTCCGAATGTTTCTGTTGTTGTATCAGTGTATGTAATCAATACGTCTGTTTCACCTATATTCAAACCGCCGATGTCGCAACCGTCCCCTGCTATATGACGTGACGCCACATTGAATGTCAATTCTAATGCGGTTTCCGTTTTCGGTTTACGGCGGAAATTATCAACAACAAAATTGTGATACAAATACGTTCCGTTTTCAAACGAACCCGAATATGACAAATACTGTACACCGCTGTCGTCAGTGACTAATTTGTTGTCACTGTTGACGTATTTAGATAAATCATAAAACAGGTTATCCGTTGTCAGTTCAGTATTTATCTCTGATATTTTCGCTTTCAACTCGTTGTCCGCCGCCTGTCGGTCCGAAATTTCAGTACTGATTTTTTCAGTCAGTGAATGTTCTGCGTCCTCTCTGTCCGAAATTTCAGTTGTCAGTTTTGTTGAAATTTCATTGACCGCCGCCAAAAACGAATTTTTATTATTGGTTTTTAGGTCATTTAGGTTACTGATACCGTAAAAAATGTGCGACAAATGATACATTTTTGTAATTTCCGCTGTTTGATATTGAATGTTTATTTCGGCGATAGCGTCAGCGTCAGTCGGCGAACAATCTATATCTACAACATCAATATCCAATTTACCTGTATTAGGCGAATATGCTATAGCGACATACTTATCGCCGTGGTCCTCTTCCGATTTGCCACAATCAAACGTACCTATTACCTCTGTTGCAGGCATTGGACTGCCGTCTAACAGAATTTTTGAATGTACCGTTTCGGCAGGTATTTTAACTGTACCCCTGTCGTAGCTATCGGTAGTAATTACAAAATCAGATGTAGTCAATGTGTGCGTGATTGTATGTTTCGTTGTTTCATCAGTGCCGTACAACTCTGTCTTATCAGCCTTTTTGCTGTCTGCTGTCTGCCTTTCGGTGATTTCACTGTCAATATTTCGTTGCAGTTCATTATCCGCCGCCTGTCGTATTGTCACTTCGTTGTTTATGCGACTGCTTAGCGAACTATCCGCACTTTCTCTCGCCTTTTTCTCTGCCGTAATTTGGTCCGACAGTCCTACATCAGCATTGGTGCGTTGCGTTATTTCTGTGTCCAATTTGTCGGACAGTGTGTTGTGGTCGGTTTGAATTGTCGTGAAATTATCACGGACAGTTTTCCACCAATCCTTTAACAGCGTTTTTCCGCTAAAATTAAAATTTAATTTCATTTTATCATTCCTTTCTAATCGTAATCGATTGGGATTTTTCATTAAAAAAACACGCCGTAAGCGTGCTATGGTGGTATTCGTCTGTACATTGTGTCACCTCATTTTTGGTACGAAAAAAGCACTCACCGTTTTGGCAAGTGCCTTTCTTGATAAAATCATATTTTGTTGTTATTTGCAAGATTTTATCTTTTATTTCAACAATGGCTGTATCTCGTCGACAAATTGGTCGTACGGAATAACACTTCTATCCTCTACCAAAAGTGCTTGGCAAGAATATATTTCTTTTTTATCCTTTGATATTTTTACCGCTCTTGTATCATAGTCGTATTCGGGCTTACAATCTGTATTTTCCGTCATATCCCATATAAAACCTAATGACACATAATACACTCCGTCTTTTTGAACTATATAAAGGTCGTTGTTTATATATTCTGCCGGTGGTGTATATTTACTTGCTACTGCCATAGTATCATCTTCTTTCTTTTCTGATATTGTGGCGGTGCTTGTTTGTGCATCATACTGAACGTCTTTTCCCAATGCCTCACTTACTGCTCTTATAGGCAAATACGTTGTATCATTGTACAGGAAGTTATCCTCTTGTACTTCTTTCCCGTCCACAACAACTTTTATTGTATTCGGCAAAACGTTTATATTTTGCCATACATCGGTCGCATATGCTCCCACGCACGATATAACACCCATAACAAGCATACCGCATATAAAACTCTTGATATTTTTCATAATAAAAACCTCCCTTTTGATACCCAAATTGTACCACAAAGGAAGATTTTTGTAAATACTTTTATGAAATTCCCGTTATAAGTCCTCCCGAAACTGTTACAGTTTTTCCGTCTGCGGTTTGAAATGTTCCGTTTGCTCCTTGCTCAAACTTCCACTGCCCTACGCCGTGTGTCGCACCATTTCCACCATATAAGATAGTATTTCCCTGTAATTGTATATATGCTTCACTGATACTGTTATATACTTGGAAAACCACTTTTCCGTTATAATACAATATTAAATCGGCATATCTTCGACCATTACTGCTCGGTGCATTACACCACAATCCGTACTTATTACCGGCAGCGTCGTAACTTTGGATACCGTTTTTGTCTATAACAGTTCTTGCTTCTGTATCTGTACCCGTCGCAAATATACCCGTTATCGTTACATTACCGTCCTCGTCCATTTTGATTGTTTTCTTTTCCAACTGATTGAACAGCTCAAAAACAAATTTACCGTCCATATTGCCGAGATTTATTCTTCGTCTACCCTTATTATCTTCGATATATAGCAAATCACCGTCTAACAGCAGTTTTTTGTTATCTGATTCAACGGGGTTTTGGGTACTGTTCACCGTACCGTGAAAATAGCTTGTTTTCAGCTTATTCGCTCTGCCCGAATTTTTCTGAATAGTTTTAATCAGCTTACCCATATACCACGCGCGGTAATACGCATTAGCCAATGTAGGCTGACCGATTGTTACTGACGGCTGTTTTGCACTGTATGGGTAATACGTCATTGATACAATTCGTTGTTTATGTTCGATATTATCTTCAAAAACGTGTACTGTATCACCCAACGCAATTTTATAAAAATCACCGTACTCGGCAAGTTTACTCAAATCAACCACGTCACCTGTGATTGTCAGTTGAGGGCGGTCAAGTCTGAAATCGTTACCCTCACCCTTTAAGTCCCACTCACCGAATGCCTTTAGCTTTTCGGGGTCATCGTAATCACTATAATCTCGGTACGCCTCACGAATACCGTACTTCTCAATACCCTCTTTACTGTCAATGTACGGCTTACCGCCGTTTACAGATGAAATCGTCAAATCGTCCTTGCCGTACATATA